CAGTACCAGCATCCTGGAACGGGCCGCGTGAAGGTGTGCGACTCGGCCTCGACGGCGCTGCGCACGGCGGTCGAGCGCACTCGGGCGGGTGAGGTTGTGTCGGTAATCGGCAAGACGGTGAGGCCCGGACGTGCTAGGGTGTGCGACTCTAGAGAAGGCGTCTGGATGTGCTCAGAGTGTAAGACGGGGCATACTTCTGAGACCGAGTTGCATAAACACCAAGAAAAAACTGGTCACTGGCGAACACCTACTGGAAATCCTTTGACCAAGGAAGAAGCCGGGCACAGTCAGTGGCAGGCCAAGGACGGCGCGTTCGCCAAGCTCGAGGGCAAGCTCGAAAAAGAGGGCGAGTCGAAGCGGAAGGCGTCGGGGACGGATCTTGTAAACGCTCATACGTGGAGTGTGAGTGACCTGAATTCAACTCTGGCAGAATTGCAGCGCGCACTGAAAGATGCGCGTACGCCTGGAAAACCACAGTACGGCGGCAATACGCGACAAATAGAAGAAGACATCGCTGACGCGAAGCGTGCTCTAGCAAGTAAGTCCAGTGCTAAAGACGGCGCGTTCGCCAAGCTAGAGGGCAAGCTCGAAAAAGAGGGCGAGTCGAAGCAGGAAGCAGGCGGTGTCGCGTACGAGGCAGGCGCGGCAAAGTACGGTAAGGCCGGCATGGCGGCGAAGTCTGCGGCGGCGAGGGACGACGACACAGAAGAACTTGCGCAGCGCATTAAGTCGCTTGTAAAAGAACTTAAAGCTGATGGCACTACAAACATGTCTACGCGCAATCTAAAGCAACTTGTGAACACAAGAGGCCTTAGATTCACAAATCAAAACCACTTTGAACGTGCATTTTCAGAAGCACTTGCGAAGGCTGGTGTAGCCAAGTTCGTAGCCATGGCCGAGGAGGCTGGGAGGACGAAGGCCAAAGACAGTAGGGAGGTCCAACCCGTATGACTGAGGAAATGGAAGAACTAGAAGTGCTTCCCGCCACTAAGTCTCCACACGGCTACCTCACTAGCCCTCTGACTGATAACATCCACATGACTGACGAGGGCTACCTCGTCATCGTGGGGTGCCCCGTCGCACGAACGGGCTGGCAGAAATACGCCGTAAAAAATTTGCCCCAGGCGCGTGCAAAAGAGTTAGGCATAGACACCTCGAATCCTGAGGCATCTATCGATCTATACAGGCCCGCAAAAGAGGTGTTCCACCCGGAGTTTCTTGCAAGTCTCAACGGAAAGCCGATTTGTGACTCTCACCCTCCGAATGGTGAATTTGTAGACCCGAAAAACTTCAAAAAGCTTACATGTGGACACCTACAAAATGTACGCAAGGGCCTAGAACCATTGGATGATGGAGAGTGGCCGATCATAGCCGACCTGGTCATCAGCGACCATCAGCTGATTGAGAAGGTAAAAAATAAGACGGCTCGAGATAACAGTCTTGGCTATGACTTCTCTATCGACCGCGACGGCGACAAGATAATCCAGTGCTCAATGTCTGGCAATCATGACGCAATAGTCACTGCCGGACGCGCTGGAGATCTTGTGTCCATTCAAGATGCCGCGCCTGAAGACCCTGCCTTCCTTGCGACCAAGGCCGCGGAAGCCAAACCAAGTTTACCAATCCCTGCGCTGGTGGAAGTCATCGAAACCAAAGCGTACACCCCAATCGTACTTCCACCCATACCAACGAAGGAGAAGCAAACCGTGGCCGATCAAAAGCCGAAGAAGGACTGGCTTCGCATCTTCAAAGGAAAGCATCTCATTGAGATGGCGCGAGCCACCGATGCTGATCCCGAGTCCGTGATGGACGCAGCTGAGTCGCTGCAAGAAGACGTCGAAGACAAGCGTGGCGCGAAGGACGGAGAACTGCCCGAAGCGCTGAAGGAAAACGAGTTCAAGGCCAAGGACAAGCGCCGCACTAAGGACCGTAAGTCCAAGGATGCGGAGGAACTTAACGAGGCCAAGGACGAAGAGGAAGAGGAAGAGGAAATGAGCGACGCACGTCGTAAGGCGCATGACGCCCTCGACCGCGCGCTTGATGCCGAGGACCGCAAGGCGCACGCCAAGGACGCCGACATCGAAGAGCTCAAGAACCTGCTGGATGAGTTCCTCGACGAAGAAGAGAAAGAGCCCGAGCACGCAAATGACGCGGAAGAGGCTGACCCCTCGGACCTCGAAGCTGTCTTGGGTGCTGAGGACGCTGAGGAGTGCCCCGACTGCGGCGAACCCGTGGACGACTGCAGCTGCCCATCGGCCAAAGACTCTGAATCTGACCCCGGCGAAGAGGAAGTCGAGAGCGGCGAGGAAGAAGTCGAAGACGACGAAGAGGACGATGACGATGACGAGGCTGACGTCGAGGACAAGAAGAAGGCCAAGGCGAAGGACCGTGCCCGCGCAGCTGATGGCGCGAATGCTGTACTGCGCATGCTGCGGCCCATCGTAGCCCGCACCAATGACAAAGCCGTACAGGGTGCCTTCAACCGCGCACTGGACTCGGTCAAGAAGTCCAGCCGTGTCTCCACTGGAAGCTACGGAGCGTTCGCCGGTTCGGCGCGTGCTCGTGATAAGGCTCCTCGCAACCCCAACCCAGATCGTGTCCGAGCCACTGACGGCCAGGCTGATCCCATCGCCAAGATGCAGGCAGCTTATAACGCTGCATTCAAGGGAGGCAAGTAATGCCGACTAGTTTCGGACAAGTAATTAACGTAACGGGGCCGAATAATGGCTTCGTGGGCACGGTCAGCCGACAGGGTGATCGCGTCATCGTGGCGCGGGAGTTCACTCCTTTCACGTCGACCAACAACCTGAGCTTCGGTGACCCCACCGTCGCCATTCCAAATGCAACGGGCGGTGTTTGGGACTCGATCGCTGACTTCGTTACTCACGCGACGTCGAACATCGGACTCGTGGCTTCGTACTTCGCCGGTATGGCGGTGCGTGAAGTCAAGACGCAGCTTACCTACCCGGCTGGGCAGACGCCTGGCATTCAGCAGGTCGGTTACTACGCCAACCTGCAGATGTCGGAAGTCCTTCTGCGCGGCAACGGCACCATCGCTCTGGCCGTCGGCGCTCCGAACGCTGAGGCGCAGGTGTACACCCGCGTCGTGCTGAACGCGGCTGTCACTGCGGGTGTCATAGGCGACTGGGAGACCAACCCCGCCGCTACCGACTTGTTCAACATCACCGGTGTAACGGCTGCTGCCGCTGCTGCGACGGCGCTCACGGGCACCTTTACTGGCGTTTACGTTGGTCAGGTCGTGTCGGGCGCAGGTATCACGCCTGGAACGTACGTCGTAAGTGGAACTGGAACCGCAGGCGCTTACACCGCCATCGTTCTCAGCTCTGGGCTTACGGTGGCTACCACGGCGACGTCAGTCTTCACGTTCAGCAACCTGGTCGCTCTGCCCAATGTGGTTGCGCGCACTGGCAATCTGGACACCAACAACATTCTTGAGATCACCATCAAGAACCGTAACGTGGCGTAAGGGAGAACTAGACTATGAAGCGTACTATTCCGAATCGTTCGCGGGCATTTGACGCGGCGGGCGCGTCCGGTCTGGCTTTTCTTCAAAGCCAGCTGGAGATCATCGACACGGACCTCGTCCGTCCTTTGCAGGCTGTCACGCACAAGCGCGACATCGCTGTTGAAGTAGGTGGTGGCTTCCCCGAGTTTATCTCGGCGTTTGCCTCCAACTACGCCTCCACTGGAACCGCATCCTACGGGTTGCAGGGCACCAACAACACGGAGATCCCCGAGGCACAGGCGGACATCCAGAAGGGCATATGGCGTACGTACAACTGGGCGATGGGTATGACCATCACCTGGATCGACCTGCGGCGCATGGAGACTGCACTTCGCACTGGCCAGGCACCTCCGTTCAGCTTGCAAGAGCTGTACGAGGAGTCTGTCGAGACCACCTGGGGCAAGGCGCTGGACTTCGTAGTCTACGCCGGGTTCCTCGGTGATCCGGGCTTGATCAACAACCCGAACATCTACGAGTCCGTTGCACCGGCTGGCGCGTCGACGTTCACCACGTGGGCGAAGAAGACCCCGCAGGAGATTCTTGCGGACATCAACTTCGCGCTCAACCAGACCGTCGAGAACTCTGGCTACTCGGCTGAAGAGGGCATGGCAGATCGCCTTCTGATTCCGTACACCCAGTTCGCTACTCTCACGCAGCCCATCGCAATCGGTGGCGCGCCTGTGGCGGTGTCGACGATCGAGTACATTGAGAAGCAGTGCGTTGCTGCGCATCACGGCATCGACTTCAAGATCAACTTCCTCCCCAACCCATGGATCAGCGGAACCGGCAGCGGCAACACTGTGGCTCCTGGCAGTCCTACGGGCGGGAACGGACTTGATCGCGCGTTCTTCTACAAGAACTCGAAGAAGAGCGTGTACTTGAAGGTCCCACAGCCGATGATCCCGGCCCTCACGGTTCCTACGACCCGCGCAGGCGGAGCGTATGAGACCATGTACGCTGGCTGCCTGAGCCAGGTCATCTACAAGCGGACCACGACTGCCTACTACCTCGACGGCGTCTAGAGCTTGCCGTGGGGCGGTCTGCACGACGCCCCGACTGGTCGTAGTTCAGCGCGGCACGGGAGGCTTGTAAAGCTCCCTAGACATTCAACACAAAGTCGTGCGGACGGGCGTAGAAGGCGGCGGGTGAATCCTTGCCATCCTCCTGCATTCGATCCCCGTCCGCCGGCAATACTCAACAAAAGCAGCAAGGAGAATATAAGACATGCCAATGCAACTGTTTTTCAAGCGGGCCAAGGCGTTCGTGAATACCGACGAAGGAACGAAGAAGTTCCTTGCCCAGCCCGGCCCCTACGCGCAGTCCGTGCCCTTCTGGGTGGCCGAGACCCCAACATTCATTCAGGGAATCAAAGACGGCAGCATCGTGAACCTGACGCCGCCTGAGCAGATGCCGGGCTACAAGTATCCGAAGCATGCAGAGCCGCAGCCCGAAGAAGAGGCCGTGAAGCCTGAGCCCGAAGAAGAGCAGGAACAGACAGCGGCTGACACACCACAGGCCCCGTTCGGCGGCCAGCCCATGACGCCCGTCCCTCCCGCGCCGAAAGTCGGCGGCATCACCGGCAACGCGAAGAAGGCCAAGTAATGTAGAAGGGCCTTGGCACAAACGCTAAGGCCCTTCCAGCATAGAAAGGAACTCCATGGGCGGCTACCTGAACACGATTGACTTCAACGGCTGGCTCCAGACAACATGGGGTTCCGGTGCTTCTTACGAGACAGTATGCGGTGACTTCTACGGCGCTTCGAACTTCGTGTTCGGCACGAACCCGCCCTACTACCTCGACGACTTCAAGGCCATCAACCCAAAGTTCTTCGGAACGGCGACTTCTGTCAGTGGGTGTGGAACTACCGCAGGCTCCACCACTGTAACCGTGCCGTCAACAAACGGGTTGGACTACGGCCAATTCCTGCAGGCGTTCGGCGTGTTCCCCAAAGGAACAATAATCGTCGACATTGGCTCGAATACGATCACTGTCAACAACGCGGCCCTCTCCACGAACGCCAACGCCACCTTGCAGGTGTATGAGTCCGCACCAATTCCTACTGGCGTTGTCCTGATGTATCTGAACTTGGCTCTTGCCTCGTTGGTGCAGGCCCGGTGGCAAGAAATGTGGTGGCAGGCGATTGCGCTCTTCACATCGCACTACTGCACCCTTTACGCCCGCTCTGACTCCAGCGAAGTGTTTGAGTCACTTCAGACAATCGTTCACGGGGAGGCCCCAACCGGCACGACGCCTGGCACAGTGTACACGCTGAGCGGAGCGCCTCCTGGTGGAGTGCTACAGGCTCTGACGAACAACGGTATGTTCCAGACACCCGGCGTGGACTACACGCTGAGCGGCGCTACTGTAACCCTCACCGTGCAGAATACAAGTGGCGCGCTCTACGCTACGTGGCTTGTGCAAGAGACGACTATGCAGACTGCGCCCATGAACGGCGCACAGATCGCGGCGCAGGGGCTCAGCTTCGGTATCATGACGTCAAAGGGCGTAGGAGACGTCAGCGTCGGATACACTACATTGTCGGCTCTGGAGTCGTGGGCGGCGTTTAACTTGACGAGCTACGGACAAATTTTAGCTACTCAGGCCCGGATAATCGGAATGGGCCCCGCCCTCATACACTAGAATCCGCCTGCACAGCCGCTAGAACGGAGACCCCTCATGGCCAACAAAACAGGACCTACCATCACGATAGCACGCAAGAGTGGAAAGCTGGCCTTTGCCAAGCGGATGGCTGGGCTGTCTAAACTAGCTGCGTATGTAGGAGTCCCCGCAGCCAATAAGGACGCCCGCAGTGAGCAACTGCTAGATATGGCAAGCCGAGCCGGCAAGAAGAAAGCGACGAAGCTGAAGAAGGCCGCGAAGGAAGACGTCAACAATGCAGAATTGTTGTTCATCTTCGAAAAAGGGTCACCACTGCACAAACAGCCATCTCGGCCCGTTCTAAAGCCAGCCATCGAGGGTGCGAAGGAATCAATCAGCAACGAAATCAAGGCCTCCATCAAAGCCAGCTTGGCTGGGGATAGTGAACTTGCAAAGAAGAAGATGATGCGCGCGGCCTTAGCTGGGCAGAACGCTGCGCGGCGAATATTCACGCAAGAGAATGGGTGGGCACCGAACGCAGAGTCTACCATTAAGGCAAAGGGCAGCGACGTTCCAGGAATCGACACTGGGGCTATGAGGGCGGCCATAATCGGAATTGTTCGAGAGGAGTAGGCGATGATCTCCGTAGCGGACGTAGTGCAAGACCCTGACCTCATCGCCCCCAAGAGCTACACCATCTGGCGCAGCGTAGGTACGTACGTGCTTGGTAGCTTTGAGTCCACCGTAACGCCTATCCAAGTGTTCGGGCCCTGTCAGCAAGCCAGCCCGAAAGAGATACAGATGCTTGCAGAGGCTGACCGCATTGGAAGCATCCGCTCGTTCTGGTGGACGCAGCCTATCTACACCACACGTGGAGCGGCTCCGGTGCCTAGCACGCAGGGTGCAGCCGCTACAGGCTCAGGCGCTACATACACGCTTGCTACCCCACCGCCGGACGGTTCAGCTACGGTCTACGTCAGTGGAGTGCAGCAGACCCCTGGGATTGACTACACACTGAGCGGAGTGACTCTGACGTTCACTTACTCGCCCTCTGCTGCGCCCTATGTCACCTGGCCAATCACGGCCTTCGTAGGTCAGAGCGCCAGCGACATCCTGCAGTACCAGAACGAGCGTTATCGTGTGATGTCCGTGTTTCATGTAGCCGGGTCTGGCTACTACAAAGCGATGGGAACAAGAATGGATGCGGCCTGATGACAACCACGACGTATCCTAATGGCCAGGTCCTCACAAGTACGGCGCTCACCGTCACACAGATCAATGACATCCTCCAGCCGCTTACGTGTGGGATGATCGGCATCAACCCACCCAACCCTGCACTCGTTCGTATCGACTGGCAGACAGAGGGCCAGCCATTCGTCCCACGGCCGCAGGACGATATCTGCTTCATCAGCTGCATCCCAGAGAACGTAGAGTATCGCACCGTGCGAGATCGCACATTCAGCGGAACCGGCCCTGTCACCGAGACTTGGGTCTACACGCGCGGCTGGCGTGTGGCTTGGTGCTTGTACGGCCCGAACAGCACTGACCGCGCCAGGATGATCCACTCGGCGATGTTCATGGATTACTTCAACGATGTCCTATCGCTCAGCAATTTGTACCCGATCAGTGACCCACCGGAGCCTACAAGAATCCCAGAACAAACAAATTCGCAGTGGTTCGAAAGAGCAGACTTTCACATCATTATGTATGAACAAGTCACTGAAACCATAGAAGACGGTGCTGTGACAAGCGTCGAAGTCAAGGTCTATGACAAGGACGGCCTAGCAGCCGACATCACCGTGTAGCGGCATCACAGCCTCACATCCCTCTGACTAAAGCAAGCCCACCTCACCACTCAGCACTACCCAAAGGAGACCCATGGCTGTTACGCCGCCGCTCGCCCTCAGCAACATCATTGACATCTCAGTGCAGGTGTCGCCAGCGGCTCCGGCCGTCAGTTCCTTCAATGTGGGTCTGTTTGTCGGCCCCAGCACAGTCATCCCGTCGTACGGGGCAAACAGTCGTGTGCAGGTATACACAGGCACCACGGACATGCTGACGGCAGGGTTCATCGTAAGTGACCCTGAGTACATCGCGGCACAGATTGCCTTCTCGCAGACCCCAGCGCCGTTCAAGTTCGCGGTAGGACGGCAGGACCTCACCGCCCTGCAAACTATCACCATCGACATCGCCGGTACAGGCTGGGCTGTGGGCGACCAGTTCCTTGTGGTTCAGGCCAGCGCAAACTACGGCGTAGGCACTGTGCTCACAGAGGCTGGTGGCGTTCCTTCTGCCATCAGCATTGCAGTCCAAGGTACAGGCTATTCTGTTGCTACGGCCCTACCCACTACGGCGGTCAGCCCCTCCACCGGCACGGGGTTGGAAGTGAATATCACGGCGATCGGTGAGACACTCCTTCAGGCCGCGACAGCGTGCCGCGCAGTGAGTAGTGTCTGGTACGGCCTGACGGTGAACGCCCCTGCAGACGCTGACAATACCGCTCTGAGTGAGTGGGCCGACCCGCTATGGCAGACTACGCGCTACTACCCGTACTCTGGCAGCACGGCGATTCCAGCGGGCACGGCAGCCAACATCGCTCTTCAACTGCAGACGCTAGCCTTGCGCGTGCTGGGTCAGTACTCCACGACACAGAATGGGCTGTATCCGAATAACATCTACGCGGCTGTCGCTTTGATGTCTGTGGAGATGGGACTGAACACCGGGTTGGCGGGCAGCTTCTTCACAGTGGCCCACAAGACCCTAGCAGGAATCGCGCCCGAGCCCCTCACCCAGTCGCAGTACGACAACATCGTAGCGGCAGGATTCAATGTGTACGGCGACTTCCAGAACTTCCAGGTAGAAGAGCCGGGCTTTATGTCTAACGGTTCGCCATCCTACCTGTGGTTGAGCCTGGCCATGCTGGTGGCGCAGATCCAGAGCCAGGAGATGGCCGTACTACAAGACAACCCGGCCGTAGCGCAGACTAACGCCGGTGAGCACTTGCTCATCCAGGCCGCCAACGCTGGGTGTACTACCCTTGCGAACATCGGCTTCCTTGCCGGCAGCACATGGGCAGGAGCCTCCATTGCGATTCCTGGGCTTACGGTTACAAATGGGCAGGCCATTCCGTCTGGGTTCCTGAACTTGTCGCAGCCTTACTCGCAGCAATCACCGGCTGATCACGCGGCTGGAAAAGCGATGCCGATTTATACGTTCATCACAACGGCGGGTGCGGTTCAGAGCCTCGTCATCGGAGTGTACGTTCAACTCTAATTCTGGCCCTAGGGTCTAATACTTCGGTGTAATGAAAGGAATCTGAAATGGCTACAGGAGCAACGTACTCGTTTAAGTCGCTCACGGGAGTTCTCACAAATCCAGTATTCGGCTTTACCATTCCACTCACAGGTGGCAACATCGGTGCCGGCAGCTTTACGGTTCGTATGGCCACCACGCGTACAGCACACGACGTAGCTGCCGATGGCACAGTTATGGTGTCGTATGTGGCGGGCGACAATGGTGACGTGGACATTGACGTGCAGGAATCATCGGCGCTGCACTCGTCGCTGCTTGCGCTGTGGAATCTGTGCATTCTGGCCGCCAACAATGACGACGTCAGCGGTTGGGCAGCCACGATCATCAGTTTCCGTATGCTGACCGACGGCACGCAGCACATCCTTACTGGATGCAGCTTCGACAAGGTGCCGGATAAGCCATACGAGTCCGCCGGCAAGCGCGTGACTTGGAAGTTAATGGCGGCAAATGTAATCAACGTGTAGAACGGTAGCAACGAGTTTTTCAGTAAGGTAGCAAGGAGCAAGGAAAATGCAAGCACGAAGCAAAGTAGTAGAAATGAAGAACGCGTCGTACGAAGTACGGCGTTTGATGCCCGAAGTCGGTAGCTTCATCTTCATGCGCATGATGGGCCTCCACATGCGCATGCTACAGGAGCGCCTCGACAAGGAAGCCAAGAAAGACGAAGAGCCAAAGAAGGAAGAGGAGGCAAAGGAGAAGGTTTCTGGCGAGATGCAAGTGCGCGCCCTTACATTCTCGATCTTCTCGGGCGGCATCGGCTTCGAAGACTTCAAATTCATTCAGTCCGAGTGCTTGAAGGCTGTGTCTAAGCGTAACGAGGTTGGCGCATTCATGCCCATCATATCTGACGGTGGTGTGTGGACTGTCGACGGCGAAGAGGTAAAGAACGATGTCGGTCTGGTGATGAAGCTCACCACTGAAGTATTGATTCTTTGCTACTCAGATTTTTTCGAAGAGTCCAGCCCTGGTATCTGATGCCTGGTCTGGACGAAGATGTGCAGTCTAATGCTGCTCCGTTCCCAACGTTGAACCCATTCTTGTGGCAGCCTGTAGCAGCTGGTCTGTGGCGGCAGCACGAACTATTCGACGGCACCTATGACATCGGCGACTTGCTGGATGTGCTAGAGTACTTAGATGTGAAAGCCGAAAACGAGCGGCGAGCCAGAGAAGCCGCCAGGAAGGAATAGCATGTCGACCAGTTTCGTAGACGAGTATCTTGTAAAGCTGGGCGCGGGCGTCGACGCTAGTGGCATGCAGCGGTTCTTCCAGGCACTGAAGGAAGCTTCCACGGCTGCCGACGTCAGTGCCAGCTCTATTGCCGGCTCGTTCTTCAAGGCACAGACCGAAATCACTGGTGGGTTCCTGGCCATCGGCAGCGCAGCCCTTGGCATGGTGGACAAGGTAGCTATGGCCGATCAACGCTACCGCCTGTTGGCGCTGAATATGCACATCAGCAAGGACGCAGCACGCGGCCTTCAGATTGCCATGGATGCACTTGGTGCTTCACTGGATCAAATGACGTGGGATCCAGAACTGCGTGCACGTACATCGCAGTTGATGAAGGACATGAATGCTATGGCCCCCAATGGGGACTTCGATGCGCAAATGAAGAAGATCCGAGACATTCGGTTCGAGTTCACACGCATGGAAGTAGAGGGCCAATTTCTTACCTTCCACGTCGTAAATGACTTCCTGTCTGCTCTGGGTATGGGGCCAGACACTCTTCTGGCAAAGCTGCGTGGGTTCAATAACTGGGTAACGCATAACATGCCCAGGATTTCTGCCATACTTGTGAAGGACTTCCTTCCGGTGTGGGTGGACATTGAGAAAGTTGGTGCGGCTACTGCTGCCGCATTCAAGGCCACAGGCTTAGCGTTCACGAACCTGGTTGGCTTCATTACTGGCGATACTTCTATCGAGGGCACAGCATTCAGCTTCGAACACCTAGCTGTGGCAGTTACTGATGTGCTGCACCCATTCGCTGTGCTGGCAGAGGCCATCGCCAATGTAGAAGAGTTCCTAGCGCACCTGACCAGCGCAGTTGCACTGGCACTCTCTGGTGATTTCAAAGGCGCTGGTACAGAGCTTGGTATGGCGTTCCACGCTGCTACGGCCAAGGCTGTTGGTGGTGTAGCTGGTGGTGTAGCTGGCGGTGTACTAGGCGGTGCAGCTACAGGTGCTCTTGGTGGCAGCTTGTTCGGGCCCATTGGCACTGTAGTTGGCGGGGTTGGCGGTGCTATCAGTGGTGCGCTGTTTGGCGCTGGTGTCGGCTCTAATGCAGCAGATGACTTCTTCGGATCAGACGCATCAATCAGCTCTGTGATTGACCAGCAAGCCGATGCTATGGGTGTTCCGCGTTCACTGGCACACGCCGTGGCACGTACTGAGAGTGGAGAGCAACAGTACGACAAGAATGGCAAGCTGATTACTTCTGCTACAGGCGCACAGGGCATTATGCAGCTCACACGCAGCACAGCAGCAGCATTGGGGGTAGATCGCGGCGATGCCGGCAGCAATGTGAAGGGCGGCGTGACGCTGTTGGCGCAGTTGCTGAAACACTACAATGGCAACGTAGCCGACGCTGTAGGTGGGTATCATGAAGGCCAGGCAAAGATGGATGCTGTGCTTGCTGGCCGTGCTACTTTGTCGCCAGAAGCTAAGGGAGAAATAGCACAGGTTATGCGCCGTATGGGTACGACGGGCGACGTCCACGTCGGCTCCATTGTCATTCACATCGACGGCGCAACTGCCACGAACGAGCACGTAGCAAATGTGGTAGTCTCCCGCCTGAATACCCTGAAGAATCGCCAGACGCAGCGCAACCTGTACGAACTACAAGACCAAGGCGTGACAGCCTAGAAAGGGCGCGACAATGTCGGCATTCCCATACCCAGGCGACACCACCTCCACGGCTGCGCCCATCGTTCGTCAAGTACCCAGTGGTTACCAGCCGCCACAATGGTCCAGTGCTGCGATGGTGTCCATTACCGTACCGGCCAGCACGAGTACGATCAATGTCGGCCCTATCAATATGGATTATAGTCTAGCGGGGACAATCAACGCTGACCCAAACATCCCAATCACCACAGCCGCGCATACGTATGTGTTCGACGCTGTGCTCTCACTAGAACATAATCAGACCCTGACCATCACAAAGCACCCGGTACAGAATAGTGCGGCTATTTCCAGTCATGCCTACCTGAACCCTGCTAGCCTAGTCATGTACGTGCTGATGTCCGATGTTGTGGGCAATTACCCTGGGGCCACGGTGTGGACTGGTGGCACATCTAAGAGCGTGTCATCTTATCAGCAGATGTTGGCATTGCAGGCTGCGCGCTCTCCACTGACAGTCGTAACCCGCCTTCGTACTTATACCAACATGCTGGTGGCTGCCATATCGCCACATGAAGATGCAAAGACCATCACAGGCGCACGATTTCGTGTGGAGTTCGAGCAGATCTTTCTAGCTGGCGTGCAGATTACGCCTGCTAGTGCCAGCCCAAATGACACGAACACCACGGGTCTCGGCACAGTGAGCGCCTATACGCCACCGGCAACTATCAACAGTCAGTTCCTAGTTCCGCCTGGTTCTATGATTAACACGCTGAATGGCAGTTCTACTGCCGTGCCGACGGCCACGACTGTCGACGTACCTGGTGCCGGTCTGTATACCTCATCGCCGCAGCAGTTCGGCGTCAGCAACCCAGCGGGCGCGCAGGCAACAGCGGGGTTATTCTAAGCCATGTCAGCGCAAATCATACCACTGACTACAAATCCTAATCAAACATTCGCAGTACAACTCACGGTCGATGGAGCTACACTGACGCTGGGCTTTGTGCTTACGTACTCAGTAATGTCTGGCTGGTGGATGATGCAGGTATCCAGTGCGCAGAACGTGGTTCTCATAGCCTCTGTTCCGCTTATTACTGGCTACTATCCATCAGCCAACTTGTTAGCTCAGTATGGTTACCTGAAGATAGGAAGTGCGTACTTGCTGAACACAGGTAACTCCACTACAGACTATCCTGGTGCCAATGATTTGTCGAACTTCTCATTGCTCTGGTCGGACACTGCGCTATGAGCACCCCATCTACGATCCCATTCTTCGGGTCGGCGTGGAACCTTGTCATCACGTATACAGATTCTGCAGGCAATGACCAGGACATGCAGGTGTCCACTGACTCGTGGTCACCAGAGGCACTGCGAATCACATTTGAAGTAGTGCAGGCTACGATCCCCTCTCCGTGGTGGTACGCGGATGTTACGGTGTACAACCTTGACCCAGAGACTATAGCCAATGTAATGACGACTACAAAAGTAAAACTGAGCGCCGGATTTCAGACGGGCCCGGCAAAGAGTTCCATCATTTGGGACGGCCCTGTATTACAAGTGCTACTGGATGAAGAAGATGTAGTCAACACGCGTGTAACATTTCACTGTGTGTACAACCCAATAGTCATGGCAAACCCGGTTGCATTCTCTATAGGCCCCTACGCGTCACAAGCTAAACTTCTGACTAAGATGGCGCAGAACATCGGGTTGCCTCCAATGGAGAACACGCAAAACAACGCGACACTCAGTGAATACGCTTACGCAGCTCTAAACGCAAAGCAGTACCCACGTGGTAATACGGTCTTTCACACCTTCGGTAAGTACCTAGATACTGTATCATCAGACCAGAATCTAACTACGTTCCGCAAAGCCAACGCAGCCTACATGACAGAGATTGGAAACGTCAGTGACGGCCTTACAACGCCAAAGGCTGACTACACTTACGCCCTGCCAAACCCGCCCGGAACAACGGCAACAGGGTTGCCAGATGGAACTACACAAAGCATCATTGGTACACCACAGCAGACGCCGCAGGGCGTGATCTTCACTGTGCTACTAGACCCGCGCCTCATGGTGACACTGCCGGTGCAGGTGGTGCAGTTGGCCGGCAACCTACTCATATCGCAGCAAGTGATCGAGGTCGGGGCCTTCCAGAACCCGGTCACCACACTCCAGTTCGTAGTTCAGGTGCGCCACGTAGGCGACTCGCGCGGCAACGACTGGTACACAGAAGTGACTGGCTGTAGCACGGTGTTTGCCGCCAACTTGCTGAGCGGTCTATTGTCAGCGACGTCATAATCAGCGCGGGCGACTCAGATACAAAGCCCCTAGGCAGAAGCGAGGAGTCCCATGCCCACCACCCCAACTGTTCCTGGGCTGACCCTGGCCCAGGTCACTTCGGCTGATACAAGCCAGTGGAAGCTAATCGTGAAGCAGGCCCTGGCTGACGCTCGTACAGCCTCGCCCGCCTTCCTAACGCAGGATATGGACGCCCTACATCAGACCGTCACAGTGCAGATTGCTATACAAGAACGCGTTCGCAACAACGGGCAGCAGCAGTGGTGGGACGTTCCCCCAATAGTCAACGTCCCAATTCTTGTACCACGCGGCGGCGGCTACAGTATCACACTGCCCTTGAAAAAGGGTAACCAAGGCATGCTGATCTTCTGCGACACATGTTTTGACACCTGGTGGGTCAACGGCCAGACAAGCGCACCCCCAGCACAGAACCCAGGGCTGACCACACCATCCGGTTCACAGCGCCAGTTGGAAGTGCGCCGCCATCACGTGCATGACTGTGGATTTCTGCCAGGCATGTGGAGTCAGAACAACCTTCTGACGGCCTACTCTACAGACTCGTTACAGATACGCAGCGACAGCGGAGCACTCGTCTTGGAGTTGTCGCCGATAGGCGTAAACATCGAGGGCAACCTATCAGTGAGTTCTGGCACAAACGGTACATTCACCACTCCAACAGGTCAGACAGTCACGGTACAGGGCGGATTAATAATCAGCATTGTGTGAGGACATGTGAACACAGCTTACTTTGCAAACATCATAGAAATTATTAACGCGTCAAATTCTTGCAGTGATGTGGCCGCCGCACTGGCTCAGGCAACTACGGCCGTGAGCACTCTGCAGACGGCTATAACGACGCAACTTGCCCTGCTAGCTCCATTGATAGTGGCCCCGACAAATTTAGCTGAGTTAGTGACGTGGGCGTCCGCTATGGTCGAAACCTATGTGGGCCCAAATGCTACGCTACTCGCCCAGCAGACTATTATTGCTGCGCAGTTGTCAGATATAGCCGCCGCCGCCGCCGCGCGGTCTTCGACCCTAGGGTGCATGTAAGATGTCCGCTTCGATACAGTACCTATTACTAGACTCTGACTACGACCCTGTATTCGATGCAAGTGCTAGCCTCACAGGAACATACGCTGTGGCGCAGGCTATCGACACCCGCTTGAAGTTATTCTTGGGTGAATGGTGGGAGAACAGAAACCTGGGTTTGCCGGTGTTCCAAGTCATTCTAGGTCAGCTTGGCTCGACGCAAGGCCTCGCCGCTATGACACTAGCCGTTCAGCAGAATATACAAGGTAGCCCGTATGTCACCGGAACAAGTGATGTGTCTGTCACCTTCACTAATGGTAGACTGGCCATAACGTACACCGCACAAACACAGTTCGGCACGGTGGCTAGTACCGTCACCTCGGCGAATCTAGGCTAGGGCCTGCAACCCCAAGAAAGAAGGAACAAGCATGAGTGCACCCGCCTATTCTCCACCGTCCATTACGGCGGCGGGGCTCACAGTTTCTTCGTACGCCTCTATACTGCAGGATAATCTGCAGGCGTTCCTCAACATCTATGGAGTGAATCAGTACGTCGCCCCGGATTCATCGATATACCAACTTCTTAGCATCATCTCACTGAAGCAGTCAGATACGATGCAGGCCGCACAGCTAGCCTACAACCAATCTAGTCCACAGACGGCGGTGGGTGCTGGACTAGACCGACAAGTGAAGATGAATGGGTTGGCTAGAGAAGCCTTCACCTACTCGACGGTGTCCCTGTACCTCACAGGAACCTACAACGTTACGATAAGCAATGGCTTTGCCCAAGATCAGAATGGCAATCTATGGTCGCTACCTACGACTGTGACATTCCCACTCAGCAGTGTAATCACTGTCACCGCCGTGTGCACAACACCTGGAGCCGTCGCAGCTGAGCCGGGGACAATCATCATCATCAATACTCCACAGGCCGGTTGGGCGACTGTGACGAACCCCACAGCGGCCGTCGTGGGCGCGGCAGTGGAGCCTGACTCAGCCTTACGCGCTCGGCAGGCTGTGTCCGTGGCGTTGCCGTCACTTACTCCTGTGGCGTCTACTATCGCTGGCATACTAGCTGCTCCTGGTGTGATCCGTGTAGCGCCCGGTTATCCAACACCTGGCGGGCCTGGGTCATCGATCGAGAATCCTACAGGGGCCTCAGATAGTTGGGGCAACCCACCGCACTCCATCTCCATGGTTGTGCAATGCACCAACACGCTGACTGTAGCGGCGGCAATTTACAGTAAGAAGACTATCGGCTGCCTAACACACGGGACGACTACGGTGCCAGTGGTGGACGCGAACACAGGCGTTACTTCGGACATCAGCTTCTTCCTTCCTACTTCCTTGCCAGTATTTCTGATAGTTGTGCTGTCGGGTTATGGCTCCACACCTACTAGTGCCACGCTCACGGCTGTACAGGCCGACCTTGTAGCATATCTGAACGCTCTGGCAATCGGTGAGACTGTCTCTATCGGTGCTCTGTACTACGAGATTATGGCTGTGAACACCAGCCTGTCAGCGCCTAACTTCGGCACGCAGTCCGTACAGGTTGGCGTGCAGACAGCGGCGACTACGGGAACCTTCACAATGGGTGCCACCACGATGACAGTAGCATCGACTACTGGAATTATCAGTGGACAAATGGTGGTCGGTGCGGGTGTGGCCCCTGGAACGTTAGTTGTAGGCGCGCCGTCTGGGTCAGTCATTACGCTCTCACTAGCTGCCACAGCCGCCGGAACTGGGGCTGCAGTTGCGTTCGCCACACTCGGTGTAGTGGACGTTGTGATGCCGAATTTCTACTACGCTGCCGAGGGCATCGCAGCGAATGTTGCAGTGGTGACGGCGTGATGAACCCATACTTCGGAACGCAAGGTTTCGGAACGGGCGGTTATGGCAATGAGCCGATCGAGACCCTGCCGATTGGGTACTACGCCGCCCTACTAACCTCCCAGTATGCTAACTCCAAGAAGTTGAAGGCGCTACTGTACGTTCTACTGAAAAAGTTCGATGATGTGAGTCAAGTGATGGTTGCCATGGACACAGCACTCGACCTTGACAGCGCTGTAGGCATTCAGTTGGACATGCTGGGCGTGACAGTTGGTGCCTTCCGTACAGTCGACTTCCAACCGAGTAGTGGGGTGAGTCCTATATTGGATGACACAACATACAGACTCTACATCAAGGCAAAGATTGCAGCCAACCAGTGGGATGGAACTGTAGTCAGCCTATACCCTGTGTGGCGTCAGCTATTCCAGGCCGGTACCATCGTCATACTTGACGGGCAGAATATGACGGCCACCATCACCTTAACAGGTGCTTTTACTTCCATCGTTAAAGATCTCATCACCCATGACTACATCATCCCAAGGCCAGAGGGTGTTCTCTACACGTACCTATTCGGCGAGCTCCCGTACTTCGGCTTTGGCAGTTCACCGGGTTTCATTGCTGGATTCGGCGAAGGTCATTGGGTAGGCTAGACACCCTAGCGCATAAGAAAGTTCAGAAGGAGACTCGTGGCAACCACAAACGTTCAACAGTGGAACCCTGGCGCGGCCAACCAAGAGA